CTGCCCACCTTTGCCGAACCCGGCCTTCTCGGCTGGATACCAAACTACCGGGCAGATCGGCAGCGGCTTCTGCTTGGCGTCCAGGTATTGGCCATTGCTCACCTCGTCAATAGTTAGCCTGCCGTCTTGCTGCTTGGTCAGCTTGTACAGCGTCCACTTCCCCGCCTCGATCACCCGGTAGCGCTCCTCATAGATCACCCCAAAGTCGCCATCGGGGGAATCAACCTCAGCCCATTCCAGGAATGTGCAGCGGGTCACCACCTCCACCGAATTGACGATGGCGGTCCGCCAATTCAGGCACGTTGAACGGGTGCGGCTGACCAGATACGGGCGCCGCTTCAGTGCAGCCTCGCTGGCCCCATCGGTGGGTTGACCATCGGGCATCTCCACCAGGACCGGCACCCCGCCATCTCGAAGGCACAGGGCATCCACGGTGAGCCACCACGCCTCAAGGCTATTGCCCTCTAAGTCAATGTTGTCCATCGCCTGCTGAAAGGTCAGCGGCGGGTTCACTAGGTCGCTGCGCGATAGCACCCCTGCGAAGGCTTCGATGCCAGCCCTGAAGAAGTCGGCGAACACCGCACGGCCCAGCCTGCCCTCATAGGCATTAGGCGGTTCCGCTGGTTCGGGCGGCAGATACTTGCGCTTGGTCGCTTCACCCCTCAGGCAATACCAGGCGTCGTAGGCTCGCTCCAGATCCTCGGCGTGCTCCCGCAAGATCGGATGCCGGAACGATGGCAGCTTCGGGTCGGTTCCAGGATGTTCAGAATGCACCGCCGCCCGTACTCTTTGCCTGCTAGTGGAGCTTTCCGCTTAGAGCTTCACCGCCTTGGGATGGGGTTTGCGGCGTTGGAACAGCGACGGTTGCACCACCTCGACCGGTGCGGGCCTTAGCTGGCGGGGGCGCCGCTCACGAGGCACGGGTGCGACAGTGGCAACGTCGAGCCCTAGCAGCCCCTGGCGGAACTGCTCCAGGGTGCGGCCACGTAGCTGGGTCTTCAGGCGGTTGTGGAACTGAATCATCGGCCCCGAGGGGTAGGCCCGTTTGAATGGATCAGCTGCCCACCGCTCCAGGAGGCCACGATCAGCGGGGCGCAGGTTGGCGAACGCTGCATCAGTGAGGGCATAGAGCGCGGGGGCAAGGGCTGCCTCTGCTGCCATCGGCTGGTGTTGGCTGAATAGGGTCAGCTCGTCTTCCAGCTCGATGGTGCCGACCATGCCGCCAAGCATCTCGGTGATCTCCTCCTCGGTGAAGCAGGGCAGGGCCTCGACAACCTGGGCTAGCGTCTGCCCCTCGGCCAGCATCCGGCGAACACGGGGGTAGTGCTCACGCCACTTCGATGGCATCTTCACGTCGTAGCCATGGTCCCTGATGTGGTGTTTGATGGCCCCCTCGATGAACATGCACACGCAGGTTGAGAGCGCATAAGGGCGATCTGTGGCGGGGTTGATCCTGTGCGGGTCATAGCGGCGGCACCCGTTGATCAGCCCCTCCAGGGCGGGGCCAATGAAGTCTTCAAAGGGGCGGGAGCAGCGGCGGGACCACTTAGCAGCGGCTGCCTCGGCTAACCCCTGGTTCTCGGTGATCAGCCGCTCGGATAGCTCAGTGCGCGGTGGTGCCCCAGCCTTGGCCGGTTGCTCCAGCGGCGCACCCTTGCGCTCCCGTCGCCTGCGCTTGGGGGGCTCCGGGAGGGTGTCGGTGGATTGTGGCGTGGAGATGGTGGTCATGGCAGGCGGCAAGACTCACGAACGCGATCGGCGGCAGTCCCTGCAAACTCACGGGCGGCTTGCAGGTTGTCGGCGTGCTTGATCTCCAACAGGGCGGTGTAGGCCTCGCCGAGGGCATCCCAGCGGCGCAGCTCGCGCTCTGATGCGGGCAGGGGGAATGGGACCAGTCGCTGAGCGAGGGCGTACAGGCGAAGCTGGCGGAGTAGGTGGAGGATGTTCACGATTCCGCCTCGCAAGCCCGTTCCTGCTGCCGCTGCACCTTCCGCGCCAGATCATCCTCATCGGCGGCGTTCCAGGCCTGCCGCTTCTCCTCTAAGGCAGCCTTTCTGCTGGCATGATCTTTGCTGAGAATATCTAGCGCATCGGAGTCCAGAAAAATGCGGGCACCTGCATCTGCACCAATATCAACATAGGCCTGCTGCCAACCAAACAATGCACTTCCGGCGATTCCGGTAGGGTTGCCTCCTTGATAGTCAATCCGGGTCTCGGGGATTTCCCCTTGCCAGCTCTGCTCCAGCAGCCAATCGCAGACGGCAGGGGGCGGAAGGTGCGGGTCGCGGTGGGTGGTGTTCATTGGCTGGTTGGGTTGGTGGGTGGTCATCGGAAGCCGGGGATAGCGGACCGCCGCCGGGGTGGTGGGGGCTCCGGCTGCTGCAGCAGTGCGGTGGAGCCGTGGCCATAAGTGGCGGTGCTCACGCGCATAGGGCCGGTGCTCGCGCAGAAGTTGAGGGCCTGCGTGGTTTCATCCACAAGGTCATCAAAGGTGCCCGATGGGAAGGCCATCACCTGTCCCATGTACTCGCTTAGCCATGGGGAATGACGCGGCAGGAACACACGGCCCTGGCGGAACATCACTGAAGCGGCCTCAGCCCGTGCCACCTTGCCGCCGAGGGGGTTGACGGCATGGACGGCATAGGCCGCCTCGCGCTTGAGTGTGTCGATGATCGCTGGGCCGTTAGCCTTGTCTTCGATCAGCAGCTCATTGAATTTCCACACCGGCTGCAGGCGGCGCAGCATGTCGAGAGTGTCGGTAAAGCCCATGCGGCGGTTCACCTGATCGACCCGGAACATCCCCTCCTGCGTCTGCAGCCATAGGCCGATACCCACCATGTCGGACCCTGCCGAATCCTTAAAGGTGGCGTCCACTGATGCCAGCTTGCGGATGCCGTATTCGGGCAGCACTACATCACCTTCCTCCCCTTTCTGGCCTGGCAGCACGTAGAACCGCAGGGTGTCGCGGCTGAAGATGGTTCCAGCGCTTTCGGTAGGGGCCTGCTGGTAGATCGCTTCCCAGTCCCGGCGGGGCGTGTTAGCCCGCTTGCGTTCAATCCATGCCTCATCAAAGCGGGTCGGGTCGAGGGCCTGGCCAGGCTCGCGGTCGTCCTGCTCACGGGTGACAGTGCGAGGGAGGGGTTTGATCGCGTTGGCAGGGGTGGCCTCGATCGGCATAGACACCACATGCCAGGGCTCGCATTGGGCCGTGAGCCCCTCCTTCTCCAGTTCCTCGTTCTTGGTCAGCAGGTAACCGATCAGGTCATTGCTGTGCCAGCGGGTGTGAACAATCACCACGGCATTGCCCGGTTCTTCCCGTGTGCTCAGCACCGAATCCCACCATGAATGAACCTGACGGCGCCAGGCGGCGGAATCGGCCATCTCGCGGGATTTGATCGGGTCATCCACCACGATCAGATCGCCGGGGTTGCCGGTGCCTCCCCCCACGCCAGCAGTCCAGAGGCCACCGATGCCAGAGGTGCCCCACTTCTTGACGCCTCCCGAGGTGGGCGAGAGGGCGCCACCTGATGCGGTGAAGTAGTCGCGGGCGTCTTGGCTGAACCCCTCGGCAAGGGTGGCGGTATGGCAGCCGATGCCGACTGAGCGGTTCGGGTAGCGGCGCAGGAAGTAGCCCGGCAGAAAGATTGAGAAGATGGTGCTCTTGTAGTGGCGCGGGGGAAGCTCCACCATCAGGCGGCGGATCACACCATCAGCGACACGCTGACCAAGGGCGACTAGGCGGTGGGTGTGGTCGCTCCAGGGGAAGCTGGGGCAAACCGAACAGATGTACTCCTTAAAAGTGCCGGCGATGGGGGCCTGGGTCTTGCTGGTGTTGGCATCGCGCTCCAGCTCCAGCACGGCGAGGCGCGAGGAGGGGTCAGGGGCGCGGATGGGGGTCATCCCACCGGCCCCACGCGATACACCGCCCAATAGGCACCGGGCGCCAGCTGCGGCCCGCTCTGCAACCTGCAGTCCAGCAACTGGTGTTCCAGCAGTGCCGAGATGCGCCGAAGGACCGCGTCTTGATCGCACGCCCACCGGACCTGCAGTTCGAGTGAGGTGATCTCCGGGCTCAGGCCTACCCGGATGCGCATACCCAGCCATTGCGACAGATCGAGGCAGTCGAGCAGGGTGGTGGGTTGCACATAGGCGCGGCGTGCCAGCAGGGTGCGAACGAGATCGGTCACGGCTCCCCCTCGTCAGCCGGAGGCGTCCCAAGGCCACGGGCCTGGATCTGCAGCAGCACCCGCCGTTCATCGTCTGGGGTGAGCCCAGCAGAGGCAAGAGCATCCATCACGGTGGCAACGGTCTTGCGCTCTACGCGGCGTTCGGCGGCAGCATCCGAGAAGTGATCACGCAGTCTGGGATGATGCGTCAGCAGCCAGGTTGCGGCCCAAGGGTTGCCTCCATCAGCCTGCTTCTTTATCCCAGTCAGCAAGTTGCGGCAATATTCCGCGTCAGCAAAAAAGATAGCTTCGCGAAATTGGTGATGAAGGCTGCCTTCCTCCTCTTCGTCTGCTTTCTTGATCCAGGTGCTGCAGGTGGCTCGATGAACCCCGAGAAGACTGGCGATCATTCCAACGGGTAAGCCATCCGCTGCGTGCTCCTTGGCCGCTTCCACCAGTTCAGGTGTGAGCTTGCTTGGGCGGCCAGCAGGCACGGGTAGCGCGGCGTTGCGGTCGCCCATAGTCTAAGCCATAATTGCCGTTTGGGAACGGCAACGGCTACCCACGCAAGCGCTAAACCTTGGCGAGAGTGACACCAGCCGCTTGCCCTTGGTATTTGCCATCACCGTAGGGGTTGTCGCAGGGCACCCCTTCGTAGAAGAGTGCCTGGCAGATCCCTTCATTGGCATAGATGCGGCAGTCTGCACCTGATGAATTGCTCATCTCCAGGGTGAGGTATCCCTCCCAACCCGCTTCACCTGGGGTGAGGTTGATGATCACGCCACAGCGAGCGTAGGTGCTCTTGCCGATGAACTCAGCGGTAAGGTTGGCCGGGAGCTTGAGGCGCTCTATGACCACGCCGAGGGCGTAGGTGTGGCCGGGGAGGATGAAAAAGTCGCCATCCCGTTCATCGTGGTGTAGCTCTGCGGGCACTAAGCAGCGATCATCAAACGCCTTGGGATCAACGATCAGGCCGGGAACGTGCTGAAAGATGCGGAAATCGTGCGGGGCTAGGCGGAGGTCGTAGCCGTAGGAGCTGGTGCCGTAGCTGATGACCGGGCGCTGGAAATGGCCATAGGGCGCATGACCTGGCAGTGGGTTTTCTACTTGCCGCACTTTGCCCGAATGAAACGGGCTGATCATGCCCTTCTCCGCAAGCTGGCGGATGCGCCAATCAGGGATAGGGCCGGCCGGGTTGGGATTGCGGATTGTGCCGATGCCAGGGAAGAAGGCCTCTTGCTGCTCGGGTGTGGTGGTCATTTGATGGGTTCGTAGATGGTGCGGGCTTGGTGCTGGGCGATCTGGCGGAGGTCCGTCCAGAACGGTGCTTCGTGGTCTGGGGGGAGGATCAGTGCCTCGGGTGTGCCGTTGGTGG